AGTTTTTCCAGTTGAATGGCACTGTTTGACATCTGAGACATGGTTGATCGACAAAGGGGGTTGTTCACATCATCCAAATGGTTTCCAATGGACCTCATACAGAATGTTGTAAAAATGATTTTATTTCTTTTCCATGGAAAAAGAAATGACTCCAAAAGATCTAGTCGATGCAGGGACACATTTTGTTCAACATACCTATTATTTTCAGATATAAAGAACATGGTATCTAGTACTTAAATAATGATGATATTGAAAGAAACATTTGGCCATGTTACTTATGGTTTAATTTGTATCTAATACTTAAATCACATGCAGTTATCAATATTAAAACCGAGTAAATTTACCACCCTATTTTTCAATGGAGTGGTAAATTTCCGAAAATGATTTTCGAATAAAGAGATTTTAAAATCAAAAATGCCACTCGCTACCAAAACGAAGAATTTCGAGCCGGAGAACGTCTCATGGCTTAAGACCGACGAAGGAAAGACCGATGATGATCAAAAATTCTACAAGGACTATTTCAAGTACAAGCACTCTTCAAAAGAAGGTGGAGGAACAATTAAGGGGGCCGCTACATTTAAGGCCGATTTCGAAATCACATTCCCAAACGGTCTTTATTTTGAACAAGGAGATAAGTCGAAATACAAGAAGCTTCAAGGGAAAGCCCAGCTCGATATGAGCAATGAGAAGGTCCGGGCCTTCGCAGATTCTCCCAAACGGGGGATGAAAGGGGGTTACGTCCGTATCAAGGATGTTGAAGCTGCCGAGTTTCCTTCGGTCCGGGCCAAGAAGGAGATTTCCTACTTTGAGGAGGCCTCAAAGGAAAATGAAAAGGGAAAAATTCCCGAGGGCACAGTCCTTAACGTTGTTAGAAAAGCAGATGATTTTTATCAAGTTACATTTGGGGGAGGAGAAGAAGGTATGTTGTGGAAACTTCGGCGTGGAGTTGCGAGAGCACTCTACAAGAACCGTAAGAAAATCCCCAACCTAAAGGTTGAGAGCGTTGAAGAACTGGAAGAGTTGATCAAGTTTCCTATCTATTTCCATACGGATGATGAGGGAAATGAGACCGATCGCGCCAGTTGGTATCTCAAGATCACCTACAAGGAAGGTGAAGATGGCTGGCTGGCCAGCTTCAATGTACCAGGTGTTCGTGAGCTAACTCTCGATGAGATGATGAGCCATCGGATCACCGGGAAACCTTGCTTCAAGCTTCAAAGCCTTTATCGTGGGGGAAATAACCGCAGCATGCAAATCTTTCTCTCTTCCCTAATTGTGACTGACTATTCAGAAATCCAATACACTTCTGCACAGCAGGAGGAGGAGGATGAACTCGCCAAGAATGCCGAGTTCGTCTCGCGGATGAAGGGAGTAATCCCTGAAAAGCCGCCTCCTTCTTCTGCTAAGAAAAGCAAGAAGAATGCCAAGAAGAGCAAGAAGAAGGCCGATTCGGATGATTCTGATGATGATTCCGACTCTGGCTCTGTTGACGTGAAAAAGATTGTTGCCCCAACACTTGAAAATGTTGGTGGCTCTGATGATGATTCCGACTCTGATAATGAGAAGATTCCGGGGCTCCCGGAGAAGAAGGATTCAGATGATGAACCACCAAAGGAGGAAAAGAAAAAGAAGAAGAGTAGCAAGAAGAAGGATTCAGATGATGAACCTCCAAAGGAGGAAAAGAAAAAGAAGAAGGAGAAGAAAGCTCCGCCTCCCGAGTCCTCAGACGATGAGGATGATGAACCTCCAAAGGAGGAAAAGAAAAAGAAGAAGGAGAAGAAAGCTCCTCCTCCCGAGTCCTCAGACGATGAGGATGATGAACCGCCAAAGGAGGAAAAGAATGATTCAGATGATGACTCAGACACACCTCCGTCACCGAAGAAGTCAAAAGAAAAGATGAAAGATTCAGACGACAGTGACAGTGACTAAAAAAATATACTAACTAATTATTTTCTAGCAAAGACTAGAAAATATTGTTCATTTAAAGGTTATTTCTTAGTAAAATGACCACTCATTTTGAAAGATGGTCTAAGAATTATCACCATTATATTGATCCATGGTATGATCGTTTTTATCTTCTCTTTCATGACAAGGGTCTTGAGGCACCAAGCAAACATCAATTTTATCTCCATTGTTACAAAAATAGTCGGGCTTACTATGATCCGGATGAGAAGAAAAAAGTTCCACCAATCGTATTGACCGCCATGGGTGAGATTGATCTCAAATAATATTACCATATTTGTCTGTTTTGGCGTAACAATTTTGGGCATAGTGGCTTTTTCTCCCACAACGAAAACAAGACCCATATGGAAAAGAAGGTGGTTCTGGTTCCCAAACATTCTCATCTTTCACATATAACATTTTTTGTCCCAAATCTACCAACCATCTCCCCCTTGTTTCGCACCAACCTTTTACTGATCCAATCATCTCATTGTAATCTGGATGTGAAGTCAATCCTTTTATTTGAACTTTTCTAGGTATTCCGGGGCAATCTCTCATGAAATGACCATCTTTTCCACACCTGAAACACTTATTCTGAGCTGATAAAAGACGTTTCTTGATCATTTCCTCTTCATATGATTCTAATTCAACTTTACTCCAAGACCCGCCCCTCACATTTTCAATCCCATATTTTTCCATGGTTTTAAGAGTATATTTATCCTCATCATATCCATCACAATTTTTAAAAGTCTCCAAAACTTTAATAGGTGGATAAATCCGTGTCCATTCTGAACCATAACCAGATTGATGTTGGTTCAAACGGTATTCAATATTATCTGTTTTTCCAACATAATATTTACCATTCATGCATTCTATAATGTAAACGATGACCATTTCATCTAAAATGGGGTATTTAAAAAAATTAATTTCGGTCTAAATGATGATGATCAAAATAAGAATCCAGACCAGGAGCAAAAACAAGAAAAAATAGATATAAAAACTATAATCGGTTTCGCGGCACCGGGGAGGATCTTCAGAATAAGGTTCAAACTTATTTTGATTTATTTTATCGACCTCGTTTTGTTTTTTCTTTTTCGTCATTTTTTAAAGAGTTAAAGAATAAAAAGATTAAAGATGGGATACGATTCCATTTTCCTAACCAACAATGGGACAAATGTTTTCACCACACTTGGCTTTCTAAAACAAATTGAGGATCGAATTGACAGGCTTAAATATTGGAACGTCTGCGGGGTAGCTTCTTTGATTATTTTTTTCAAGATTGTCGGGAAGAATTTTGAACAGACCTTTGAGATACTGGGGGAATTTCCCCTCACTTCGACATTTATCAATGGTTCTTCTCTTGTCCCAGAGAATGAGGAAGAGAAAAGGAGGTATATCCGTGAATGGATCACTGAACATCTCTCAGACAGTGAATTCTTCTCGAAGGATATTCGCCTAGATGAGATCGCTAAGAAAACTGGTCTTTCCCCTTCTTTTGTGGTTTGGTCAAGGAAGGATAAAGAGATCAAAATGATCAATTCCTCAACCAATCCAAGATTCAAACTAATTGATGCGGTGATGGCATCCCTCTGTTATGTCGGTGTTTATGAAGAATATGGTTGTATGAAGGATGTCTACAGTAACCTTTCTTCAATTGACTCCTATCCATATCTTCATGTTGTTGGAGATAATATACTTTTTCTTGGAAATATCTCTAAGTTTGATGAGAATAAGGATGTCCTTCTTGGTCCTCTCTCTAAGAAAGAGGGCATGATAATCAGGCAATTCTCAGAACATGAGAAATATCGTATCGACAACATTTTCAAAAACATGAGTCAGGAGGAGAGTGTCAAGTTATATTCTTATTATCGTAGGGGTCAACTTCCTCATGAAGAGTTGAAAACACTTTATAAGTTGGGTCAAGAACAAGGAAAGGCTTTTATTGAAGAAAAAGACACCGAGGAAAAGCAAAAGGAATATATCCATGAAGTCGAAAATCAAGAGTAAATACTATTTCCAGATAGAATATACATATTTAAAGGATGAAATGAATAAAAATGGATTATCTTTTTGTTTTTATTACCGCCGAAACATGCGGCGCCTGCCAACGTTTTCGAGGTAATGGTATCTTGGGGAACAAGCATGAGTATATGACTCACAAGAAACTACGAGAGATTCTTGACACCGGCGTGATATACTTCAACATTCATTACAATACTCATGATATTAAAAATAGGGGTCGTAAGATTATTGACATTTCTAAATTTTACAAGGGAAAGGATAACGACGTCTATCAAGAAAAGTGTTATAATCACGAGGGGAAAACAAGGTCAATTACAGTTGTTATGGATCACAATGAAAAACCAAAAGTGGTCGATGCGGTCAGCGTTACTAAGGACAAAAGCAGTGAGAAAGTCGACTGGGATGAAACGGTTCGGAATCATGTTCCAAAGAAAATAGAGAATTATATGGGACCTTATGTTCCTGTTGTCATGGTTACAAGGAAAAAGTTCTGGGAGGAGTCTCTCAAGAATGGATCTCCGCTTCTAGCAGTAACCGACCGGGGTTATACGTTTGAAAGGGAAGGTGATTATTGGTTGACTCGGGATCATGACTCACTTTATTCAAGGATAGTACCCCTTGAAGATATTTTACCAGCGATTAGGAATGGGAGTTTCAAGATTGAGACAAATATCCCAGGTGAGGTGGAACCGGCAAGACCAGTCCTGACAGAGAAAGAGGAGAAGGAGAAACCTGGTCTAGGATATAGGATGGTTTATTATGACGACCCCGAGTAGTGTTTGGAGTAAAAAAAATATCACGAATATAATATTTAAAGTAAAAAACATATCCAAAAGATATGTCTTCCAGAGTCACTCAAGAAGATGTTTATGAGTTTATGTCAGATATGGCACAGGAGATGAGAGATGAAAATCTTCCCATCGTCAATTATATTGTTCATGATTTCCCGGGACTAGAGAATGCTGACCAGATTAAGAGTCGAAAAGATAAGGAAAAGAAACAAGAGTATGAAGCAAATACAAATGGATAAATATCTTCTGAGATAGCACTTCATTCGTATCAAAGACACTTGGTTAAATATCTTCCGAGATAGCAATGAATCCTTCATTCGTATCAAAGACACTTGGCGTAGCAATTCCAAGTGAAATCATATCATCACTTGATTCAAATGATGGTAACTTGGAGAGTGTATTCTCTAGAAATGTATCAAGTTGTTCCAAGGTATAATATTTAGTAAAACCAAACACATGACCATTCCATCTCATTCTGATTGATTGGCACCTGATATAGATCTCCTTCGAATAAAGATCACCTTTCAGAACAGACACATGTAAAATACGAAAAGTGTTCTTGTAATCATCTGATGGAATTATTTCTATGTATTCATCATGATTTTTGACTAGGAAATAATGATTTAATTTCTCATTTTTTCTAAGATGTTGATAAAGAAGAGTGTTGTTAGCCATTTTAC